ATGTATTTTTTGATGTTTGACATCTATTCATATCCTCATAGATAAAAAATCGCCCTCACACTGGAGGGCAAAGAAGATTTCCAATAATCAGAACAAGTCGGCTCCTGTTTAGTTACGAGCGACATTGCTCCGTGTATTCACTCGTTGGAATGAATACACAGTGCAGTATTTATTCTGTTGTTTATGCCAAAAATAAAGGCCGACTATGCGGCCTCGGAAGGAAGTCCAATCATCTTATTCAAATCTTCTACCCGTAAAGCAGGAAGTGCTGTACTTGCTTTATCTGCTTCTTTTGGTAGCAATTCTTTGCTTTCAGGCCAAACTTCAATAAGTCGCTTAACTGTTGTGACTGAGTTCAAAGCAGCCCATACATTTGATTCGATATCCTTTTTCTTGGCTTCAAGTTTTTGTTGCAATGCGCAGATTTCATCAAACCTTTTTGTTATTTCGTGTTCTGCGTCAAACATGCATTTATCTTTGATCGGAGTAGGGAGCAATATATCTTTGCCGTTGCCGTCTTTCCCATATGAATGCCATCCAACCCTTCTGCCAGATACAGTCAGATAAATTGAAGTAGAACTAACATCGTATGAGTAAAATGAACATCCCATCTTTCCAAGTTCTTCACTTATAGCTACCAACTTGGATGATAACCGATCCACTTCCTCAGTTTTCTTTTTACCGCCAAACGCAATAACTCTGGCGTCAAGTGCAAGCTGGTTCTTTAACTTTGTTACTTCTTCAAGTTCAGTGAACACCCCGGACTTAATTAAAGCGTTACGAGCGATTTCCTCTTTCATTCTCGTAGTTAAGCGGATTGATGACATATTAATTCCTCTCAAATAAGTGGTTTGCTGCCTAATTTCATTTTCTGGCGACCAACACAAGTCATCTTGCCGTCAGTTGTTTTGATTTCCGGTAGCCTGCCGCGTAAAGAGCTACGTTTGGAAGACATACACCAGTTTCTGGTTGCTTATGTCCAAACTCATTCGCGTACACAATGGCCGCTCGCTCCAGATTGCGTCTGTATTCTTTCTGTTGCCAGATCACGTCCTGTGCCATGAACTTAATTGGCTTAGCGTCTTCTATGCGCTCAGGCGTTTCGTGAGTACCTTTAGCCTGAATCTGCGCTCTGCTTAGAGTAGGGCGGTGTAATACTTCTGAACTTATTGCTTCTTCGCGGGCCAGCACGCCGTTAGCTAATGCCTTTGCCTTTAAACGCTCACGACGACGAGAACGTGAATTGCCTTTGAACTGAGTTCTGCGTGTCATATAGACCTCCTGATGAACTTTGGTGGTGTGGTAGGTGGGAGACCCATTTCGACCTGTTTCGGCCTACTTCAATTCGGCAATAGTCCCGCAGGCCTCGCCGCTTTACGTGCGACATATTCCCGTCCATGAACCCTTCACCACACCCCAAAGTTCACTTTGGTTATTGCGCTTTGTCAGCGCCGTAGATTCATATTCGAATCGTTGTATATTCACCGCCCTGGTGAGTAGTGCGTCCTGCTGATGGGTGAACTTTATCGGAATGATAAATTAATGGCAATAGCAAAATGATAAATTCTCTTGGTTTTCAAATATCGTATTGATTCTTATGGTGTTTTATTTTGTTGTAGGAATTCGACAGGATAAATAAAGAGATTTGAGGGAGATCTGGATTGCGTTGTTTAGCAAGTTGTATCTATTTATTTTTCAACAAATACAATTGGTTATGTGTTTTTAGGTGTGGGGATCGTGAGGCAAAGAAAACCCGGCGCTGAGGCCGGGTGGGGAATTTCACTTATTACTGTTCGTTTCCATGGGATTGGCCAAGAAATCAAAATAAGGCAGAGTGAACCTACCAAGGTTTGACATGAGGATAATTTGCTCGGCATATGTTTTTATATAGGGATATGCCATATTGGGAGCAATGGACCTTACCTCATATGATTTTGCCATTTCATGAGAAAAATCATCTTCTGACCGGAAGTCAAAGTCGTATGTGATGTCCATCTCAAGCCTGCCTTCAATAGTTACGGAGGCAAAATATCTCACTCTAAATAGCTTTGAATCCTTCACATTAGTGTAAAGTTCATTATTTAGATTAACGGTTGTTTTTATGGCTTTTTTTGCTGTTGAATCGCCTTCTAGCCGTGTCATAACCAAGCGTTCAACTTTTTTGCTAATGAGTTCAATTTTCATGGTAATAATAAGTAATTTCCGTCAGAAGTCATTTCGTCATTCAGGTTGCTAGCCGCTGTGAAACTTGATGACAAGTTACTTATCAAAGAAAAAACATTCCGTTTTTCTTTGCATTTGCCATTACCCCTTACTGCGCTGAACAACATTTTTGAAAAGTAAGATTCTGTAGCCTTTTCAGCGAAATAAGCAGAAGGTGATGTGACGGCTGACTCACACCGAGCAATGACGCTAGTCATGGCTGTTTCTTCTTCCTCTGCGTCAACTAGGCTCCATTCAATTGCGCTCATATCTTGAATTAAGATATCTGCAGGAATTCCAAGTCCGTCATGTAGTCTACGGATCATTGAAAGACTTAATGGACGCTTACGATTTAAGACCTCAGATACTTTAGATGCTGAGCCAATGTATTGTTTCATATCGGCATAAGAGAGGCCTTGTTGATCCATACGGAACTTGATTGCTTCTATGGGATCTGGCTTGTCCATAGGGAACTCGCGTGACTCATAGTGCTCGATAAGCAAGCCTAGTAGTTCAAACTCATCAAAATCTTCAGTTCCAGGTTGTAAATCACTAGACGCAAGTTCAATGAGCCTTTCCATAGCTGCAGCATGCTCTTCACTATTTTTAATGATGCGCCAGCTAGTTCGATTCATTTAAGCCTCCACTTGTCGTACTCTGCATGAGTTCCAACTCTTTCAACTATGACCATTCCTGCCTGGTAAACAACTTGGACAACGAGCCGATAGTTATTGCCTTTTATATTAAAAATTACCCTGTTGTTAGGAAGGAAGTCGGCAGAATTAAATCTATTCCGTATGTCTTGAGTCGTTTTCCAGTTTTCTCTTATCACTTCATCATACCAAGAGTCTAAAGCCCCCTTGGCCTGATTGTGCTTCCGGCTAAAACTGTGAAGCTTCTCTACGTTTAAGACCTTCATAATCCGATTTTGTTCCCTCTTTGGGAATTATAGATTCATTTCCCATAAAGGGAATCTGTATTTTTATCCAGAAATGCTATGTACATCACCCAAACGTCTCTTCAGGCCACTGGTTACCAGCTATGTGACGATGAAGTCACGAACTTTTCAGCCACTCCCTTGCCTCGATGTCATCCAGATGGCGAGATTGCTTCAGAATACCAGCCACATACTCCACCTTTGCTACTTGATGATAAGGCAACGTTATTGGCCTGTGGTCCTGGTTGATGCTTGTAAATTGGTATTCTCCGTCTCTGTCATAGCCAAGAACTTTGATCATGTTGTGTCCTTCAACAGTTCTGACAAACACCTCATCACCCGGGAATACTTTGGTGTTAGGCTCAATGAGTACATATTCTCCTGATTTTATTCTGGGCCACATGCTGTCTCCTTTCACACGAAGACCAAAGGCATCTGGATCATCGCTATAAATTTTGAGCCACCCATCGCGCTCTTCGGTCATCTCGATGGCACCATCAACACCAAGAATTGCCTCACCAACCACGCGCACTAACCCTTTTCTTACCTGACCGACAAAAGTTAAAGAATCTGAGCATGATGCAATTGGTGTTACATCATGTACCAAATCAAGCCACCCATTAGGTAACCCAAGCGCGGCTTCAAATTTTCTTGCTAGTTTATCCCCTATGTTTCGAGTGCTTTTTTCACCGGAGACTTGCGTGAGTTGAGAAGGGCTAACCCCAAGCTTATCGGCAAAGCTTGCATTAGTGTTACCCGCGATTTTTTTATGCTCATCTAGCAAAAACGCCAGATTCGATTTGCGAATATCTTTGTTTTCCATCTCACAATTTTCCCTCTATTTAGCAAATGGATAAATACGCAATATGATAAATTTACATTGCGGATGATTTATCAAAATGGTAAAGTTGTTCTGTGTGATAAACGGAGGCACTAATGAGTAATGAACTACTACGCTGGCGAAAAGAGGCTTCTAGTGAGGAATGGAAGCGACTCGCCGCATTAGCGAAAACTTCAGTTGGCTATCTTGACCAGATTGCATATGGATTTCGAAGAGCTTCCCCTGATAAAGCGAATGCAATCGAAGAAGCTACTCGTAATTTCACGGGTTATAAACCTGTGAAAAAGGAAAACCTAGTGTTCGTATCGCGTAGAGCATCGGCTGCATAAGTAACACCGCTATTTTCACAATGGACATTCGTCCTACGTCGCTGACAAAGCGAGTCCCAATATATCTGACCAACTAAGGCCATATGCGTTTCCACGCATACCTTTCAACTAGCTATTCACTATTGGAAATCTTAAGAAATGGAACAAACAAGTTACAGCAAACTATCACAGCGAGAAATTGATCGCGCTGAAACTGATTTACTCATCAACCTGTCAACGCTTACCCAGCGCGGTCTGGCAAAGATGATTGGCTGTCATGAATCGAAGATAAGCAGAACAGACTGGAGGTTTATAGCTTCGGTCTTGTGTGCTTTTGGCATGGCATCAGACATCAGTCCGATTAGCAGAGCTTTTAAGTATGCGCTTGATGAAATCACAAAGAAAAAATCCCCGGTGGCCGCCGGGGACTCTAAGCAAATTGATATGCAATTCTGAGGGAATTACTGGATCAATCCACAGGAGTCATTATGACAAATACAGCAAAAATACTCAACTTCGGCAGAGGTAACTTTGCCGAACAGGAGCGTAATGTGGCAGATCTCGATGATGGTTACGCCAGACTATCAAATATGCTGATTGAGGCTTATTCAGGCGCAGATCTGACCAAGCGACAGTTTAAAGTGCTGCTTGCCATTCTGCGTAAAACCTATGGGTGGAATAAACCAATGGACAGAATCACCGATTCTCAACTTAGCGAGATTACAAAGTTACCTGTCAAACGGTGCAATGAAGCCAAGTTAGAACTCGTCAGAATGAATATTATCAAGCAGCAAGGCGGCATGTTTGGACCAAATAAAAACATCTCAGAATGGTGCATCCCTCAAAACGAGGGAGGTTCCCCTAAAATGAGGGACATCCCTCAAAACGAGGGAAAATCCCCTAAAACGAGGGATAAAACATCCCTCAAATTAGGGGATTGCTATCCCTCAAAACAGGGGGACACAAAAGACACTATTACAAAAGAAAAAAGAAAAGATTATTCGTCCGAGAATTCTGGCGAATCCTCTGACCAGCCAGAAAACGATCTTTCTGTGGTTAAACCGGATGCTGCAATTCAGAGCGGCAGCAAGTGGGGAACAGCAGAAGACCTGACCGCCGCAGAGTGGATGTTTGACATGGTGAAGACTATCGCGCCATCAGCCAGAAAACCGAATTTTGCTGGGTGGGCTAACGATATCCGCCTGATGCGTGAACGTGACGGACGTAACCACCGCGATATGTGTGTGCTTTTCCGCTGGGCCTGCCAGGACAACTTCTGGTCCGGTAACGTGCTGAGTCCGGCCAAACTCCGCGACAAGTGGACCCAGCTCGAAATCAACCGTAACAAGCAACAGGCAGTCGTGACAGCCAGCAAACCAAAACTCGACCTGACAAACACAGACTGGATTTACGGGGTGGATCTATGAAAAACATCGCCGCACAGATGGTTAACTTTGACCGTGAGCAGTTGCGTCGGATCGCCAACAACATGCCGGAACAGTACGACGAAAAGCCGCAGGTACAGCAGGTAGCGCAGATCATCAACGGTGTGTTCAGCCAGTTACTGGCAACTTTCCCGGCGAGTCTGGCTAACCGTGACCAGAACGAACTGAACGAAATCCGCCGCCAGTGGGTTCTGGCTTTCCGGGAAAACGGGATCACCACAATGGAACAGGTTAACGCAGGAATGCGCGTAGCCCGTCGGCAGGATCGACCATTTCTGCCATCACCCGGGCAGTTTGTTGCATGGTGCCGGGAAGAAGCATCCGTTATCGCCGGACTGCCAAACGTCAGCGAGCTGGTTGATATGGTTTACGAGTATTGCCGGAAGCGAGGCCTGTATCCGGATGCGGAGTCTTATCCGTGGAAATCAAACGCGCACTACTGGCTGGTTACCAACCTGTATCAGAACATGCGGGCCAATGCGCTTACTGATGCGGAATTACGGCGCAAGGCTGCCGATGAACTGACCTGTATGACAGCACGAATTAACCGTGGTGAGACGATACCTGAACCAGTAAAACAACTTCCTGTCATGGGCGGCAGACCTCTAAATCGAGCACAGGCTCTGGCGAAGATCGCAGAAATTAAAGCTAAGTTCGGACTGAAAGGAGCAAGTGTATGACGGGCAAAGAGGCAATTATTCATTACCTCGGGACGCATAAGAACTTCTGTGCACAGGACGTTTCCGCGGTAACAGGCGCAACCGTAACCAGCATAAATCAGGCTGCGGCTAAAATGGCGCGGGCAGGAATCCTGGTCATTGATGGTAAGGTCTGGCGAACGGTGTATTACCGGTTTGCTACCAGGGAAGAACGGGAAGGAAAGATGAGCACGAACCTGATTTTTAAGGAGTGTCGCCAGAGTGCAGCGATGAAACGGGTATTGGCGGTATATGGAGTTAAAAGATGACCATCTACATCACTGAGCTAATAACAGGCCTGCTGGTAATCGCAGGCCTTTTTATTTGGGGGAGAGGGAAGTGAACGATAGCTACCGACAGTTTGAAAACTGGTGGTCAAAAGACAAAAGCCAGTTCACGGGAGACGATGAATTAAAAGAGTTTGCCTGGGTGATATGGCAGGCATCGCGCTCTGCTATTGAACTGGATATCGACTGGCCCGAATCGAATGACGACTTTTGGAAAGATGGTGAAGAAGGTGC